GGTCGCTGTCCCTGGATAACTTCCACAGCTTACCCGATTAAACGCCCCAAAGAGGGGCAAACGTCAAAAGTTTTTTGCCTGCTGTCGTTTTTTCGTTGGGGGGTGGTGTTTGTGGTTGGGTTTTCTGTAGGATGTCGGGCGTTGTATTATATATATAACCCAAATACTACACATTTCTAACGGTGGCATAAAAAGTGGACATTAACTATCTACTATTATAGGTGTACAGTTATTTGTCACCTTTTCCCGCCACATCTTTTTGTCGTTACATTTATTATCTATATCTTTGGATTAGTTAATTTTTGTTTAAGTTAATTAATATAGGGTTTGACTTAAGGGATCTTGGTTTTTTATAGATTAAGGTCCCTTTTTTTAATTAGAATATTATGGATATTACATTTGTATTTCAAGTTCCTTATGCCTTAATGATCGGAGCAGAGGCTTATGTCACTAAAGAGCGTGAGATTGATGGAGTTGCATTTCATTTTCTAATCTTTACAGTAGAGTTTCGTTGGTAGTATAGTCAAATATTGTTATATTTGTAGCATAAATTAAATACAATATAACATGATTGAGAAAGACATTGACTTCAATGAGGACGCAAAGGACAAACTTAGGTCCGGAGTAAACAAGATTGCTAATGCAGTTAAATCTACTCTAGGAGCAGCAGGCACAACTGTTGTTTTAGAGGACGATTTAGGGAGACCTCATGTAACTAAAGATGGGGTAACTGTAGCCAGGTATGTAAACTTATCAGATCCAGTAGAGCATCTTGCCGCTGAAATAGTAAAACAAGCATCAATTAAGACTGCTGACGAGGCAGGAGATGGGACAACTACTTCTATTGTATTAGCACAAGCTATTATAAATCAAGCATACGAGAGTTTAGAGAGCTTTCCAAACCTTAATGTAACAGAACTAAGGAAATCTATAGAAGAGGCCTCAGAGGTCGTCTGTGACTTTCTAGACAGCAAATCTAAGCCTGTTAACAAGGAGACACTAAAGTATGTTGCTTCTATTTCTGCAAACAATGACTCGGAGCTTGGTAAGATAATATCTGATGCATATAATATTGTTGGGGTAGACGGTGTGTTGACTATAGAGGAGTCTATGTCAAAAGAAACATATGTAGATGTTGCTGAAGGAACCAGGATTAAAAGAGGGTTTCACTCTCCATACCTTATAACAGACAAAGAGAAGAATCAGGCGATTTTAGATAATCCATTTGTTCTTGTATCTGATAAGAAAATAAATACTATTGAAGACATAGAGATTCCGTTAAAGGTGGCTATGAATTCTAAAAGACCTTTACTGATAATCTCAGATATTGAAACGGCTGTAGTTAATACTCTTAATGTAAATAAAGCCAGGGGAGTTCTTCAAGTTAATGTTCTTATTCCTGAGGGAGTTGGTCTTAACAGATTTGAGCTTTTAGAGGATTTAGCGGTTATGACAGGAGCTGTTGTTGTTTCTGATGATACAGGTAATGATTGGAATGGTGTAACAGCTGAGTTTCTTGGACAGGCTAAAAAGTCTGTGTCTACAAACAAAGAGACAATTGTAACTCTAAATTTAGAAAAAACAGCTGACGCTGTTAAGAAACAAGTAGAGAGAGTAAAATCAATATTGAAATCTAAAGAGGATGAAGATAATCACTGGCACTATAAAGATCGCCTTTCAAGATTGTCTGGAGGCATTGCTGCTATTTATGTAGGAGCTCTTAGTGAGGTGGAAATGAAAGAGAAAAAAGACAGAGTTGATGATGCTGTGTCTGCAACTAGGGCAGCTCTTGAAGAGGGAATACTTCCAGGAGGAGGATCTGCACTTCTTCACGCAACAAACAAGTTACTTTCTATGCAGCTTAAAGGGAAGACCAATGAAGTAAAACAAGGGTATCATGTTCTTTATAAGGCCATTGAAGAGCCTTTTATTTCTATTCTTTCAAATGCAGGAGCAAATGCAGAGAAAAACTCAGAGATAGTTCTTAACTCAGGAAGGCATACTACCGGCTATGATGTCAAAAAAGACAGAGTAGGTAATATGTATTCTTTTGGCATTATAGATCCACTTAAGGTGACTAAGAATGCACTTAGAAACGCTGTTTCTGTGGCAACCACAATATTACAAACTAACTGTGTAATTTCAAATAAAAGAGCATGAGTTCAGAAAAGTTTAAAGCTATAGGATCTTTTGTGGTTTTGGAGAAGCAAAAAGAAGAAGTTAAAAATTCAATGGGCCTTATTATGACTGAGGCTAACGAAATGAATTTAAGATATAAATTAGCAAAAGTAAAATCAGTTGGAGATGGTGTTAGTGATATTAATAGCGGGGATAATGTGTTTTATGACTCTGCTGCTAGTTCTGATATACGAATCAATGGGGAAAAACTAACGGTAGTAAACGATAAAAACATTGTAGTTATTCTGTGAAACTATTTGAGTATGTTGAAGATGATCAGCATAGTCTAGTCACTAATCATGACTTTAATGGAATGGACTTTGTTTGGTATTCATCTCCTGTTAACCACTATGATATACAGTATATATATAGTAAGATATCTAGTTTTGATCAATTAGAGTATTATGCTGAGGTTTACTTTTTCTTAAATCCAGACATAAATCTAAAAATTTTTGATGGGTTATTCTGCTGGCTTGGAAATAGGGAGAGTGGAAGAGCTGTTCGTACTTATGGAAAAGCTAGAATCTCTCAAATGATAGAGTCTGTTTATCACGAAAAAGTAATTCCCTGGTGTCGTAGAAAAAGACGGGTTATTTTTAATCCAGATGTAATTATTTCTGCTGAAGAAAAAATGAGTATTACAGCAACAATAATTGGAAGGTCTGTTTTTTATACTGAAAAAGATTTGTTTTTAGCTTTAGATGCAATGTATCGTTCAAGAATCGTGGCTACTCAGGATTCTATATCAGAAAATTTAGGGTGTAGTAAAAGAACAATTCAAAGGCTTGTAACACCAAAGATTAAAGATCTCATAAAAAACAATAATAGTTTGATTAAAAGAGAAAAAAAGATATCTTCAGTTATAGAGTGGATTGATGTGTTAACTTCAGAAGGAGAAAACTTAAAAATGAGACACCTTAAGGATTTAACTAAAGTTAGAGACTACTCTATACTTAAGGAAGCTATTTACCGTTATGAGAATCAACTGTAGTTTTGTTATTCATTTTTTTAATAAGGTTTCTGTAAACCTTATCAGCGTATGTGTTTCCTTTCATTATATTATTTCTGTATGGATCTTCTGAAATAAGTTCTTGACCAACTAGCTTTTTGTATGTATGAGAGCATATTAGTTTTGCTTTTTGGCTGAGTTGATACAGCTCTCTGTGTTTTGATATTTTACCTTCTCTCCAAAGAGATATTAATTCTCTTTTTTTCATATCATTAAACCTGCTTCTATCCCAAGACATACAGTTTGCAAAACTAAAAAAAGTAGCCTTGTCAAAAAGTTTTTCATCATAAAGGAAAAGGAGCATTTCAAGCTCAGACAAAGTAAGACTATATCTTTTTTGAATATAGTATCTAACAACTCTCCAGTTTTTTAAAAAATTAAACTCCTTTTCCCTTGGTTTATATACTGGAGTTTTTCTTGGTCTTTTGTTCAGGTAGTACCTGTGATACATATGATTTCATTATAAGTAGTCAAATCTACAAAATTTAAAATTCTTATCTTTGTCTCATTAAAGAAAATACCATAATGGCGACAAAAGTTGATAAAAGTAAGATGACTTGTAACAGTCCCCGTAAGAGTCCAAATCCTAAAAAGAAAAAGGTCGTTAAGGCTTGTTCTGGAGGACAGGAAAAGATTATTCATTATGGGGCATCTGGTTATGGGCACAATTACTCAGCTGCCGCCAGAAAATCTTTTAAAGCAAGACATAAGTGTGACCAGGCAAAAAACAAACTGACTGCAAGATATTGGGCTTGTAAAGACTTATGGGCCGGAAAAGGAGGGTCTACTAAATCATCTCCTAAATCAAAACAAGGAAAATATTAAGATATGAAACACAATGGTTATTATCCCATAGTAGGAAGTACAAATTACGGTAAGATGGGACCTTTTGATAAGGAAAAAAAGAAAAGAGTTGTATCAAAGAAGCAAGGGCCCTTTGGGACAATGTTCGTCACTAAAAAACCAGTTGTTAATGACACTGAGGTTGTAAAACCAAAAAAAAGAGGATGAAAGGACCTTTTAAAAATCACGCTGGTTTTGGAGATACCGTTGCTGCTGTAACTCAAGCTACAGGAATAAGGGCTATTGTTGATGCGGGATCAAAAGCTTTTAACAAACCGTGTGGATGTGAAGGAAGAAGAAAAACATTAAATGATTTATTCCCTTATGGCAAAAGAGAAAAGAAATAAGATATGCCCATCAGGCGTAGCCTGGGCAAAGAGAACGTTTGATAAGTGGCCTTCTGCTTATGCAAGTATGGCTGCATCAAAATATTGTAAAGATCCTAATTACGCTAAAAAAACAAAAAAGAAATGAATCTTCCAAAAAATGGAGTGGCGAGAGAAATTCGTCACTATATCGGATCGTTGTTTATATTCCTGTTTGTTATAGGAATAATTGTTGTTCTTATACAGTTTCCTGTATTAGACACAAATAAAGAAGTGGTTATGATGCTTATTGGCACTATAAGTGCATCTATAGGTATTGTTATATCAACCATAACTGGAGCGAAACCTGATGACGTAAATTCCTTAAAGTCAGATATAGAGAAGAAACAACTTAAAATAGATTTGCTTACTAAAGGGAAAGACGACTTAGAAAGAATGGTTATAAATTTACAAAAACAAATGCTTGATAATCAAGATGATGTTATGGATAAAATTATATTAAAAGCAGCCCTTGATTATGACGATAGGAGTAAAGCTTTATGTATGATGGAAAAGGCTTCTTGTGAGAAAGAAGATTGTGAGTGTGAAGAATAAAGTTTATGGGTGAGTTAAAAAAATGGCGAGATCAAAAATGGGTTAGAATAGGAACTGATGGATCTATTTTAGGACCATGTGGAACAAGTAAAAATAAAAAAAATCCAGATAGATGCTTACCTTTGAATAAAGCAAAAAGTCTTTCTAAAGCAGAAAGGGCGGCAACAGCTAAAAAGAAAAAAAAAGAAGGAAGATCTGGAAAACAATTTGTTTCCAACACAAAGCAAGCTAAAGTAAAAACAGGATGAATTCAAAAAAAATAAAAGCACCTTCAGGATATCATTGGATGAAATCAGGAAAAGATGTTAAGTTAATGAAACATAGCGGTAAGTTTGTAAAGCACAAAGGAGCTTCTTTGTATGCGGAATTTAAAATTCAAAAAAAACACACATAATCATGCCTACAAGTAAATACTCGAAGAAACAAAAAAAAATAGCATCTGTTGCTCCGCCTAGGAACAAAATAACAAAAGCGGATTTTGATGTTCTTAAGAAAAGAAAAAAAAGAGGATAATGGGCCTAAGCAAAACAGCTCTTTATTATAAAAATAGCGCAAAAGCAAGGCGTGTTAAATCTGAGTATGATAAAAAGTATCAAAAAAAGAAAAGTGCTATAAAAAAAAGAGTTGAATGTAATAGGTTTAATAGAAATAACGGAACGTATGGTAATGGAGATAAAATGGATTGCTCTCATCAAAAGGATGGCACATTGATTAAAGAGCATAGAAGTAAAAACCGGGGCAGAAAGCCTTAAAAAAAATGGAAGATTTGAGAGTATATGGAATAAATATCTCTGCAATTACAGGGGTTGGGATAAGTGACATAAATCCTGCGTTATCAACTTTAGTTTTAACAGCAACGCTGGTTTACACTGTGATACAAATTATAGAGAAAGCAAAGAAGAAATGAAAAAATTTATAGATAAATTACAACAAGCCTGGAATAGTCTTTTGTATAAGTTGATGTTTAAAAAGTACAAATGAAATATTTTTCTGAATCAGAATTTAGTGACTATGAAATGATGGATGAAAAACTCTTAACTATGTTAGATCAGTTAAGAGAGGCCTATGGTAGCCCGATAAAAATTACTTCGAGCTATAGGAGCCCTAGTCATCCCATTGAAGCAGCTAAAGATTCTCCTGGAGAACATTCTTATGGAGCGGCTGTTGACATTGAAAGTATTGGTGGCGGAAAAACATTTAGGCTTGTAAAAGCCGCTATTCAGGTTGGATTTACTAGAATAGGTATAAGTAGAAAAAAAGGGTTTATGCATTTGGGAATAGGATATCCAGGAGCGCCTGAAAAAACAATTTGGACATATTAATATGGCAAAAAAAGCATTTAAAGAAACTGCCGTGGGAAAATTTTTACTTCAAAAAATTCCTTCAGTCGTTGGCGCTATTGCCGAGGATACTCCTGTTGGAAGTGTTATTCAAGCTATTATAGGAGGCTCCGACATGTCTGAACAAGACAAGCAGGTTGCTTTAAAAAAACTAGAGCTAGAAAGAGCTGAAATGGATGGCATAACACGAAGGTGGGTGGCAGACGCTAGAAGCGGTTGGCTTCCTTCTAATGTAAGGCCGTTAACATTAATATTTCTTACAGTTTCTTTTGTTGTTGGATGGTATATGCAGATAGAAGGTTTATCAGTTGTGAAAGAGCTTCTTTTTGTTGTTTTTGCAGGATATTTTGGCGGGCGGTCTTATGAGAAGGTAATGGGTAATAAAAACCACAAATAATGGCTAGAATACAAACATATGATCAAGATAGTAATGTAACTTTTCAGGACAAGCTGCTAGGGACAGATTCATCAACATCAGGAACTAAGAATTTTACTATTCAAAGTCTGATGGACGTTATAAATCAGTTAAGTGGAGTTGATTTATTTGATGGTATAGTTTTTAAATATCAAGCGTTTGAGCCAGCTGCTGCAGATCCTGCGGGAGCATTAAACCTTGTTGGTGGAGTTGCGGCTACGCAAGCATTTTCAGCAACAACTCAGATAATAGTATCAAAGAAAGTTGTTAATGGTATTGATGTAGAAAACTATGTAACTTCATTTTTAGGCAAAAAAATAAAAGTTTCAAAGCAAGGAGACTTTGACAAGTTTGGTGTATTTAGAGTTACTAATGTTCAGAATCATTCAAACACCAGGTATTTAGTTTTAACTGTAACCCATAAAGAATCAAACGGAAGTTTTGAGCCAAACAGTTATTATTTCCTTTCATTTTATGGACTTCCTTTAGTTACAGACTTAGAAGATGTTACTAATGCTGGGTCTGGACTAATAATCACTGACGCAGAAAGAACTACTTTAGGAACAGCATTACAGCCTTCAGACATAACAGATAACCTTACCTCTACAGATGCAAATAAAGCTTTGTCTGCAAATCAAGGAAAGATACTTAAAGATCTTACAGACAATCTATTTGATTTATTAGACGTTGATGCAGCAGATAAACCTGCTTTGGATACACTTAGAGAGGTTGTTAATTTTTGTCAAATAAATGCAGCTACTTTATCTTCTTTAGGGATAGGCAGCATTGCGGGACTTCAAGTTGCTTTAAATGCAAAGGTTGATGTTGTATCCGGTAAAGCTCTTTCAGAAAACGACTTCACTACTGCTCTTTTAAATAAACTGAACGGTATAGCTGCTAATGCTCAAGTAAATGTAAAACCAGATTTTACTGCTACAACAGGTGCTGCTAATGAAATATTAAACATACCTTCAGATATAACTGATTTGTCTGCTCACAACGTAATTGAGCTTTCAGATGTAAATACAGCTTTTTTTACAGGATCCACAGCTACTGCTTTGACAGACGCAGGATCAGGATCTATTATTACAAACACAGAAAGGACAAAGCTTGGCGCAATAGATGTCAATCCTACAAATTCTACAATAACAGATGGGACTGATAGTATTACTGTCGCTCCTTCTTCTAGAACTATAGAGGTTGCAGGGACTACAAATGAAGTTGAGGTATCTCCTACCGGAGCGCAAGATCTTTCTACAAACAGAACGTTTACAGTTGGACTTCCAAATGATGTAACCATAGGAAATGATTTAACAGTAACTGGAGCTGCAACCGCCGCTTCTTTTGTAAAATCAGGAGGAACCTCAGCACAAATTCTTTTGGCTAATGGATCGGTTATTGATCTGACAATAGAATCCCAAGGAATAAATAGCAACGATAGTGATGCAAAGGTTCCTTCAAATGCTGCTGTTAAAGATGCAATAGATACTGCAATATCAAATCTTGTTAGTGGTGCTCCAACAGCGTTAGACACATTAAATGAATTAGCCGCAGCCTTAGGGGATGATGCAGCATTTTCTACTACCATAACGACAGCTTTAGGTAATAGATTAAGATTTGATTCTTCTCAAACTTTAAGTTCTGCAGAAAAAACTCAGATACTAACAAACTTAGGGATTACTTCTACTATTCAAGAAATTAATTTTTTAGATGGTGTTACCTCTACCCTAGCATACAAAAGTCATACTGTAACTGTAGGAAGCAAGACAGGAGGAGGAAATGCTTTTTATATAGACGGAGGTGAGTTACCTGTTTTAATTGTTTTACCAGAAACTAAATATAGGTTTGATCTAAGCGATGCTACAAATGCAAATCATGATTTTCAGTTTAGTGAAAATATAGACGGAGCTGGAACTGGATCATATACAGCCAATGTCACTGCTGTAGGAACACCTGGACAATCAGGCTCATATATCGAAATAACTGGTAGTTATCAATATCCAAATTTATACTATTACTCTCCTAATAGTACTGGAATGGGTAACAGAGTAAAGACGGACGCTAGTACATACTTAGAAGGTCTTACTTCAGATAAAATAGAATTTGATCATGATTTAATTGTAGATTCTAAAATAGCTACAAAGCATAGTAATACCGTAAAGACTATGGTTGTTACTGTTGTAACTAAAACTGCAGCACACCCAGCACACGGTGTAGCCGGGGCCTCTAGTTTAGGATATTCTATAGACGGTATAGAATCGCCTGAGTTAACTTTTGCTGTAGGAAATACTTATAAGTTTGATCAATCAGATTCAAGCAATACAAACCACCCTCTTAGGTTTTATACTGACGAGGCAAAAACAGCTATATTTGGATCAGGAGTAAGCTACTCGACTGCATCTGCTGGTCAAAGCGGTGCTTATACTCAAATCACACCTTTAGAGACAACACCTAACGTATTATACTATCAGTGTAGCGCTCATGTTAAGATGGGCTGGAAGGCTGTATTTAATACAAGAAACTTAACAAATTTTTTAACTGATGATTTAAATGAAGGTTCTTCTAATCTTTATTACACAGACGCAAGGGCAGATGCAAGGATAGCGGCTGCTTCAATAGATGCTTTGTCTGATGTAGATACCACAACAAGTGCACCATCTACAGGACAGGCTCTTGTTTGGGATGGAAGTAAATTTGAGCCAGGTACAGTCGGAAGCACCTTAACAATTCAAGACGAAGGTAGCGATCTTTCTACTTCTGGTACGACCCTTAATTTTGTGGGTACAGGAGTCACTGCCTCTGGCACGGGTGCTACTAAAACAATAACGATACCAGGTGCAGCAAGCGGTATAACGATACAAGAAGAGGGAAGCGCTGTAGGTACTGCGGCAACCACATTAAATTTTGTTGGTAGTACTGTCACTGCAGCAGGAAGTGGTGCTTCTAAAACAATTACAATTACAGGAAGTAGTGCTGGAGGCGGAGGAACTACTGTAGCAAGAGATACTCTAAGTGGAGTTTCTGGAACACAATCATACAATTTATCTCAATCTATTGCAGACGAAAATAATACATATGTGTTTATAGACGGGGTCTACCAATCTAAAACAACATATAGCATGTCTGGTACAACTCTTACTTTTGGGTACCAGCCACCAGTTGGAACAAATAACATAGAAGTAATACATTATACATCAGCACCTGCTGTTACAGATGTAGGGGTATTACAGGTTGATACTTTTGATGGGGCTAACTATTCTAGTAACCTAACACTTTCAATAGCACCTGAAAACAAACAACACACTAATGTTTTCATAAATGGTGTATATCAAGAAAAATCTACATATACATTAAGTGGAAACGCTTTAACTCTAACAGGATACTCTGCAACTACAGGAGATACCATAGAGGTTGAAAGTAGAAAAGTAATAACTCCATCTGGGTTGACATATGCAAATATGGTTTCGGACACTGGAACAGGAGACGGGTCCAATCAAACTTTTTCAACACCAAACGGTGCTCCTCAAACAAAGGAGTTTACTCTTGTATATATAAATGGTGTTTACCAATCCAAATCAACTTATGCGTTAAACAGTGGTGATATAGTATTTACTACAGCACCAGACGTTGGAGATGATATCTATTAACTCTCTTAATACCGCATCTGTGCCAGCTGTAACTTCTGTGGGTAGTTTATCAGGAGATGTTGTTTTAAATAACTTAAAGCAAAATGTAAGTGTTATAAGTGGTAACACAAACGCTCAAGCGTATCATGTTTATGTTTTTACAGCTAATTTAACTTTAACGCTTCCTGCTTCACCAGAGGCTGGACAGTGGATAAAAATATCAAATAGATCAGGAGTTGCAACTTGCGTGGTTGCAAGAAATGGAAGTAACATAATGGGTGCTGCATCTGATTTAACACTAGATACAGCATCAGCAAGTTTTGAATTAATATACTCTGACGCAACAAACGGATGGGTAATAATAGGACAATAATATGGGTAATTTAAGTACATTTTTTCCGGCTGCATCTAGTACAAATGTGTTGGAACATTTAATTTGGATGCCAGATGGTAGAACTATAAAAACGGCAAATGGTGATAAAACAGCAGATAATTTAACTGCAACTTTCACTCCGGGAACAACTTTTGTAGATGCAGGTAGTACTATAGCTTATACACCTCCTGAAGGAACTAAAAATTTATTATTCGCTATGAATTTTAATTATGTAAGAGATGCTAGTTATGGACCTATATGGTTGACCAAAATAACTATAGACGGTACAGATTGGTTAGGGTCGCACGATTCTTTGTATGGAGGGTCTGACGATTATTTCAATGTAGTTAATGTTCAAAGATGTCTTCAAGTAGGAGCGTCATCTGAAAATATAGCAGGTGGAATAATAGGAAGCTGGACTAGTGATAAAACTTTAGAATATAGAGTTGCATCTTATAGTTCCACATATGATTGGAGATTTGGTGAAAATAATTATATACCGGGAGGTAACGAAAATACCTTCCAAAGGCCAACGTATCAATTAATAGCAACAACTTAAATTATGATTTCACACACATATCAAATATTATCATTAAGAAAGTATAACGACACGCTTTTAGATATTGTGAACAGTTTTAAATTACGGATTACAGGAACTAAAGATGGTAAATCTCTTTATGTAGATAAAGAAATATTATTAGATATACCGTCTGAAGAGTCTTTTATAGAATACGAAAATTTAAATGAACAACATTTAATAGATTGGTTTAAGGATGGCGTAAGAGACTTTTTGGCTGAAAAAGAAATAGAACAAAAATTTAATTTAAATAAAGGTACTGAAACAGATAGCTTTCCCTGGGTCTAAAATATTACAAATAACAAATTAAAAGAATAAATTATGTCAAGAACAAAAGTTAAAAAATCGGTTATAGCGGACAATTCTGTTTCTTATGATCAATTAGGGCCAGAGTTTACAGAATCTTCTGCATTGTCCGGAACAGTGATAAATTGGGATGTAGCGCAAGTGTTTACAAAAACACTTAGCGGGGCTACAACATTTACTTATACTAATGATGAAATCGGAATGGTTAAAGATTTAGTTATATCAGGAGCTTATGGTATTACATGGCCAACAGGAACAAAGATTATTGCTGGAGAATATGACACGACAGTAGAAAATTTTATACAAATAGTAAAAACTGGAGCTGCTGAATACTTTTTATCAATATCAAAACAATCAACATAATGGTAGCAATAGAGAAAAACGGAACGATACAGACATTTAATCGCTTGCCTAATAAATGGGAAGATGAAAAAGGAGTATACATGAATTTTAGATTGTTCCCAAATAAAGAAGATTACGGTTTTTATAATGTTGTAACTCCTGAATATGACAAAGTAACACAACAGTTATCTCAAATATTTTGGGATGCTGATAATAAAGTATTTACATATACAGTAAGTAATATTGATTTTGATGCTACATACACAATTGAAGTAGAAGACGAAGAAGGCAATAAAACAGAAGAAACAAAACCTTTATACGATAAAGATAAATTAAAAGCAGATATTATCTCTAGTGTTAAAAGAGATGCTAATAATTTATTATCTCCAACTGACTGGTATTCAAGCAGAAAAGCGGAATTAGGTACTGCAATACCGGACAGTATACTTGCAGAAAGAAAAAAAATTAGAGATAAAGTAGATGTTATAGAAGCAGAAGTTGCAGCGCTTACAACTGTAGAGTCAATATTAAAATACATTTATACCTTTACAGAGGAAACAGAGCAACCACAATAGATGTTAGGAAAAAGAATAATAAATACTGGAGGAGTATCTTGTACTACAGATACTACACAAATATTAGATGGAGGCTCAACTCAGTCTACAGCTTTATATAGATTTGAAGACAACGCTAATGATACTGCGTCTAGTACAGGTAAGTTTGGTAAAGGGGCTATATTTAATGGGACTAGTTCTGTTGTAACAATAAATAGTGTTTTTGATTTTAGTTCAAGTTTTTCAATTTCAATGTGGTTCAACGCTGACACTTTACCCTCTGGTGATTATACACCATTGTTTTTTACAGATGGGTATGGAGGGTCTAACTCAGATTATGGAATTGCTCTTTATTTATACGGCAATACTATAAAACCCTGGATAGATAGGCAGGCAACATATACTGACATTTTTACTGCAGGAACGTTGTCTACGAGCACTTGGCATCATGTGATACTAACTAGAACCTATAACTCTAAGTGGGAATTATTTTTAGATGGCTCCTCCCTAGGCACTTATACAAGTGCTGGTTTAACTGATAACTACACCCCCAGTTCTTTTAGTACAATAGGAAAGCATTCTAATAGTGCTATGTGGTTTGACGGAAAAATAGATCAAGTTCGTATTTTTAATAAGGCACTAAGTACTTCTGAAATAACGACACTTTACAATGAGACTACAACTACGGCTAATACTTTACAAATTTTAGGGGATACTAGTTGTATTGCAGCATATACTTTTGAAGGAAATGCAAATGATTTAGATACGTCAACTCCACAAAATGGAACAGCATCAAATGTAACATACGATTATAGCGGTACTTTATCTGGAGCGACTTATGTTACAGGTAAATTCGGTAAATCTGCTTCATTTGATGGAACTAACGACTATATAAGTGCTGATAATCCAAATGCTTCTGGAGGTGCAAGAAGTTTTTCGGCTTGGATTAAAACTACTTCAACGGGTTTTCAAAGCATAATAACTAACGGGGGAACAAGCCATGCTAGAGGATTAAATATGTTTGTTTATAATAACAAACTATATAGTACCTCAGGAAATGGTTCAGGTGAAAATTATGGTCCTACGTCTTCCGCAAATGTAAATACAGGCGAGTGGGTTCATTGTGCACTTACAATGAGTGGCACTGCATCTGGTTCAATATTAAAAACTTATGTTAATGGTACTTTAGATGGTACTCATACAACAACTGTAGCAATTACTGATACATCTGATGCGTTTAGAATAGGAGGTCGTTATGTTAATGGCTCTTATGCTTCTGCTTGGTTTAGTGGTCAAATAGATCAAGTTCGGATATTTAGTAAAGAGTTAAGCCCCGGCGAAGTAAATAGTCTTTATAATGAAACTACAACTACAGCAGCACTGGGTACCATAACTAATCCGTCTACTGTTGCATATTATAAAATGGCTGATCCTACAGATGAAACTGGCTTATATAATTTAACTGGATCAAATGTAGATTTTAATATTCAAGGCAAATATGGATTTGCTGGTAAATTTAATGGGACTAATAGCTACCTATATGCTGCTAATTCAGTACAACAACCAACTAAAAATTTTAGTGTTTCTTGTTGGGTAAATTTTAATACTATTAAAGCTGCTTCAACAGGTATAGTTGCAAATTTTAAAACAGGAGTAACACCTCAGGTTGGTTGGGCTATAGCTCATCAAAATGGAACTCCGTTTCAATTTTGGGCAGATGGTACTGCAAGTTCTAGTGGGGCAAAAGCTCAAGGCACAACAAATCCAGTTGCGGGCACATGGTATAATATAATTGGAACTTATGATGGAACAAATATAAAAATATATGTGAATGGTTCATTAGAAGGAACAACAGCTTACAGTGCTACTCCTGCTCAAACAGATCAGCCTTTAGTTATAGGTAGATGGTATGGTAATTATAATGATTATTATATTGATGGTAAAATAGATCAAGTAAGGATATTTAATAAAGCAATTAGTGCTTCAGAAGTTACGAAACTTTATAACGAAATACAATGTGCTAATACTATAACTGCACCTGAAAGTTATTTTAATACAAAACTATATGCTGGAAATAGTGGAACTAACGCTTTAACTGGAGTAGGGTTTCAGCCTGACTTGGTTTGGATAAAAAGTAGGAATAATAACTATAACCCCACCTTGTATGATTCAGTCCGAGGAACAGGTACTTCTAAAGCGATTTATTCAAATGAAAATGTTGCTGAAAAT